CAACGCTCGATTGGTCGTTGCTTGTCAGAATCTCAGTCATTGTCAGAGGCGATAAGCCTGATGAGCTTGCCGACCCAATCGTCGAGAGCTTGCACAGCAAAGTCATGGCAGATACAACCGCAGGCGGTTACGCAATCGACGTCCAGCCGCAAGGCGTTACCTTTGAGATGGTTGACGCTGATCAACCCGCAGGCGTTATCGGCTGTGACTATTTGGTGCGATACCGTACCAAGCTTGATGACTTAACGCAAGCGCCTTAGGTATGATGGGCGCAACGCACACACCAATCCACCGCAAAGGTCCTGACCAATGACTTTTTATCAAGCAAAAGACAGGCTGATCCTTTGCAAGCTTGAGTCAGCCTATGGCACTGACAATAGCACTGCCGCAGCTGATGCATTGCGAGTGCGATCAATTGAAATTGAACCATTGCAGGCGGATGAGGTGGAGCGTGAATTGATTCGCGGTTATGCAGGAAATTACGATGTAATTTTGGCAAATCAACGTGTTGCAATTACTTTAGAGGTTGAATTTGCTGCATCAGGGGCTGCAGGAACAGCGCCACGATGGGGTCCGCTGCTTGAAGCTTGCCAACATCATGCGGCCTCAGTCAGTAGCACTTCAGTGACTTATACGCCCAGTGTAGAGCAAGACAGCGCAACAATTCATTATTTAACTAGAAAGCCAGCGGTTTCAGGAGGTAGTGACCCTGCAAATACGTTGCTGCATAAATTGACAGGCTGTAGGGGCACCTTTTCTATCAATTGCGAGGTGGGTCAAATACCTACAATTACTTTTAATATGGTTGGCATTTTCAATGCGCCGGTTGATGGTGCAGACGTCGCACCAACGTACACAGCTCAAGCTGTGCCAGACATTTTTAACAAAACAAATACGACAGGCTTTCAACTTATTGGGTTCGCTGCTGCGTTGCAGTCATACTCTTTTGACCAGAATGCCGTGACAACTTATAGGGAACTTGTCGGAGGCACTAAGGAAATAATTATTACAGATCGTAGGCCAACTGGTACTGCTGTTATTGAAGCTGTTGACTTGGACGATAGCCATAATTACTTTACAGATGCAACGGGTAGCAGCACTGGCACTAATACATTTCAGCACGGTCAGACTGCTGGAAACATCATTACGTTCAGCGCTCCGCAAACCGACATTGGTGCGCCAACCTACAGCGAAAGCGATGGAATTGTTATGTTGAATCTTCCGTTTAGGGCGCTCCCGACAGCAAGTGCAAATGACGACTACTCTATTGTTCTGACGTAGTTTGCGCTAATATGCAAGCGAATAGTTTTTTCTATGGCGTTTGTTCTAAAAAAGACCAATTCTTACAAGTGGCCTGTCACCGTTGACGTTCCTGTTGATGGTGGCAAGCATGACCGCGTAACTTTTGACGTCGAATTCAAAGACCTTACGCAAAGCCGCCTTTTAGAAATTGCCGAGCTTAGTAGCGAAGGGTCCTTGACAGACGTCGAGGTTGCGCGTGAGGTTATGGTCGGATGGGCCGGAATCCAGGATGAAGACGGCAAAGACTTGCCGTATAGCATTACAAAACGTGACGAATTGCTAGAGGTGCCGATGGTAGCAACGGCAATTGCCAGCGCGTACCTTGAAAGCAAGCGAGGCGCTAAAAGAAAAAACTAGAGGAGGCCGTTGCTCATTGGTTCAACGGTCCTCGTGATAACACTGAATTATTGGCAGACGCTCAAGCGTTCGGGATTGTAATGCCTGTCATTGAACACCCTGACTTCGAGGTTTGGCCGTCTAACTGGCCTGCGGTTGAAATGTTTATGCGTTGTCAGACGCAATGGCGGACAACAATGGCAGGAGTTTGCGGGTTGGACTATTCAGCAGTCCAATGGCTGTTTAGACTGTACGAAGTTCAGGACCCTCCAGCCGTGCTCGAAGATCTGCAAGTCATGGAGGCTGCGGCGATGAAACTTATTAACAAAGAGGCTGCTTGATATGTCGCAAGCAACGTTTGGTTTGTTATTGCGTGCAAAAGCGCAAGGCACTGGGGAGGTAAAGAAGCTTGGCAACGCCATGCAAGGCGTGCAAGGCAAAGCCAAAAATTTAGCGGCATCTGTGAAAGGTATAGGTGGTGCGTTTAAAGCTTTATTTGCTGCGGCTGCAGTGGCTGGATTTGCAGCGTTGTTAAAAAATACAATTGACACTGCTGATGCGTTTGGAAAATTACAGGTACGCACTGGTATTGCGGCAAACAAACTTGAAGCCTTTGCAAATGCAGGCAAGTTAGCAGACGTTAGCCAAAGTGATCTTGAGAATGGATTGCGCAAATTAGCGCAAACACAAAACGAAGCGGCTGAAGGTGTAAAAACGTATTCTGATGCCTATGCAAAATTAGGTATTAGCGTACAAAATGCTGATGGCAAGCTTAAGCCATCTGATCAGCTGCTTGGAGAAATTGCAGATAAATTCAAAGATTTGCCAAACGGTCCAGAAAAAGCAGCAATTGCAATGGATATTTTTGGCCGTTCAGGGTCGAAACTTATTACATTGCTGAACGGAGGCAGCGAGGCTCTTGAAAGATTTAATTACGAAGTTAGTGATAACTTTGCACAAAACGCAGAATACTTTAATGATCAAATCGCTATTTTGCAAATTCAATTTGATGGTTTTAGAAAGCAATTAGTTGACGCCTTGCTGCCTGCGTTAAACGCAATTCTAGAGGCTTTCAGCGAAGTGCTTAGCAGCGATCAAGATTTCAGTGCGTTTTTCCAATTTATTGAAGGCGGTATTCGCGGAATTGCTACTGTTGTTCTGGCTACTGTGCAAGCGTTTAAGTTTTTTGGACGCGTAATCCAAGACCTTGTTAAAATAGCCGACAGGGTTGTTAATTTAGACTTTAGCGGCGCATTGGCAGTCGCACAGTCTGGTCTTGAAGATACTCGCTTACAGCTGTTTAAAGATTTCGGATTGTTAGGCAAAACTGCATTTGGCACGTCTGAGGTTGGCGTTGATTATGGCGGAGGCTTTAGCGGCATGTTTGATCCAGTACAAAAGCCGCAAAAACCTGCGAAAGACACTACTAAAACAGATTCGCAAAATAATCTTAATAAATCTCTTGAAAAGGCCCTAGATCTTACTCTAAAGCAAACAGGTTCAGTCATGGAAAGATTGTCTGCGGAAAGGCAGCAAGAGCGAATACTAGAAGCAACTCTAACTGGCAAAGAAAAAGAAGTCCTTTTAGATATAGAGGTAGAGAACAAAACCAAAGGGCTTACGCCAGAACTTGCCGCGCATCTTGAGCTAATTATTAGAGGAAATGCACGGTTAAAAGATCGAATAGACGAGCAAGGCAATCTAAACAAAGAAACCGAAAAATATAAAGGTGTTTTAGACTCAGTAAAAGATACGATTGCTACAGGGTTGTCTAACGCCATAATGGGTCTAATTGATGGCACAAAAAGTCTTAGCGAATCTTTGTCAGGTATCTTAAGGCAGCTTTCGACTATGTTTTTGCAGTTTGGCATGAAAAGCTTTATGGGATCAATTTTTCCTAACGCAAAGGGCAATGTTTTTGCACAAAATAAAATTGTTCCGTTTGCCTATGGCGGAGTTGTAAACAAGCCAACATTGTTCCCGATGGCGAACGGCATGGGGTTAATGGGCGAGGCTGGCCCTGAAGCAATTATGCCTTTGCGTCGCGGCCGCAACGGACGTTTAGGCGTAGAGTCGTCAGGTGGTACAAATAATGTCGTGGTTAACGTTGATGCCTCTGGAACGCAGGCACAAGGCAATCAGCCAAACGCAAAGCTATTAGGACAGGCGATTGGTGCAGCCGTACAGGCTGAACTAATTAAACAAAAACGGCCTGGAGGTCTTCTGTCATGAGCACGCAAACTTTTCCCAGTATTCAGCCTGATTATGGAGCGGCAAAACAAGCGCAGCCAAAAACTAGAATTATTGAATTTGCAGGCTACAGTCAACGCGCACAGTTTGGCATCAACAACGATCCAAAGCAATGGAATTTAAACTGGACAAACCGCAGCGCTACAGATGCAAATTCTATTGAGGATTTTTTAGAAGCTCGTGCTGGAGTTGAGGCATTTAATTGGTCGCCGCCTGACGACACAGAAACCTATAAATGGGTATGCACAACATGGGCAAAAACTATGCCATACTCTGATTTATTTAATATATCGGCAACGTTTGTGCAGGTGTTTGAGCCATGAGTTATCCGTTTTGGACTGGCAATCAAGCCTATAATGTTGGCGATATTGTTAACAGTAATCCACCAGCTGCAAATGGGGCGTTTGTCTTTCGGTGTAAGGTCGCTGGTACGTCAGCTCCAAACAAACCGGATGATGCCACTGATGAAATTAATGTAAATCAGCCGAACTTTCCATTAGTATTATTTGAGACCGTTGTTGACAACACTGTCACATGGGAAACGGTAAGCGCTGTTTATGATGAGCTATACAAGCTTGAGCCTGATGCAATTATTGAGTTATTTCATTTACAGTTTACTGTTGCAACAAACGGCCTTGACGATAATCTTTATTTTCATGCTGGCACCAACGGCATTCCT